AGCGCCAAGAGGACCAAATGGCAGACATCGATCCGATTGACGCGCGCGAGCAAACCGTTCGCATCGACAAGATGCTGACGGAGATCCATCGCAACTTTGCCGAATCCGATCGCCGACATCAGGAAATGCGGCATGCGCCGTGGCAAGTCGCATTCGCCGGCATGACCGCCGGCGCCGCGCTGTTGGCGGCCGGCGTCGCGCTCGGTGCCACGATTGTCAAACTGTTTGGATGACCAAAATGAAATACGAGGACGACCTCTCGGAAGTTGAACTCGTTAGCGGCGGGCCATGGATCGTCGATCGTCACGGCGGGCGCTATTCTGATACCCGCAAGGTTCGCGCCGTAGGACCGGACGAAGCGTCAGTCCGGCCCGTCTTCGATAAGATCAAGCGCGACTTACGACAGGGCGAAGTTAGGTTGCTCGACCCGACCGGAAAGATCGTCGATCGGTGCTGGGCGCCGTGCGCCAGAGTTCATTTGGGTTGAATCAAATGCCATGCAGGCACGCACATTGGGAATCTGAGGCAGCGGTCGCAGATGGAATGTGCCCAATCTGCTTGGCGGCCGAACGCGATGACCTGCTGAAGGCCAACGCGCTGTTGCACGCGCTGATCGGCAACCGCGAGGCCGAGATCGAGCAACTGCGGGCCGATTTGCGCCGCCTTTGGCACTTCGCCGGCTGCCCATTCGATCACTGCCAAACCTGCATCGATGACGCGAAATGGATCAAGAGCCTGGAGGATCGGCTAGGGCCGCCGTCTGCCAATTCCGTTATAGCGCAGCACGATCAAAAGTGATCCGATCGCGCCCCTGAAATCAACAAATATTCGAACCCTGAGACGGTTGCCGGGCTCGGAAATAGAAGCTGCTGCAGCAGTCATGAGAGCACCCTTCCCCGAAAATGATTCGGGGACGCAAAAGAGCGTCCCCGGGGTAGTTAGACTCGGTTCCCCGTATCCGTCGAGCGGGCGGTTTCCCGAGGGGTGCTTAGAAGCGCTACATATGCGCTCAACCCCTTAATAGTCAATGCGGGGAGCCGTTCCGTTCCGGCCCCTGCGATGCCGACGAACTGACGTTTACGTCCTAGAGGATGAAACACGGGTTCTTTCCCAACGAGGTCTGCAGGGCGGCCTTGGTCTGTCTGAGGGCGGCGGAAGAGGCGGCGCGCGCAAAATTGCCATTTTGATGGAGGGGATTGAACAAAAGGGCATAAATGTCAAAGGCTTAATCGAGCGCGCAAATTCGCCTATTCGATTTATTCCCGCGCATGGCGGCCGGCCGGCGGACGGCTATGAAGCGACAATCCTGCCCGATATTTGCGCCGTTCTCATTGAAGCTGGCAGGCGGGGTGTTCTGACCAAGAGATCGGAGCACTTGGCAGAGCGAGCGGCGCTTCTTCAGCATGGATTTGCGACGCTTGGCATCATCGCGTTAGTTGATGAGGCCACAGGCTTTCAGCGCGATCGAGCAAGGGATGCTTTGGCGCGTATTCTTGAGGCCTTCATAGCTAAAGAACTCAGGCCGTGGTTGCCGACCTTTCCGCCTGATTTCTATCAAGAGATGTTCCGGCTGAGAGGTATGGATTACTCCAGTGATATAGGGCACGTTGCCGGTGGCCGGCGGACCGGCCGCCGCCTTCATGCGCGCCGACAAGGACGTGATCCGCTCGCGCTAGACTTACTTCTCCCGGCGCAGGAATGCCGGTATGTCTGGCAACTCGAACGGCGCGGAAGCCGCCTTGGAGGGCTTCGCGGCTGGCTCGGGTGGCGGTTGCGGCCTCGGCTTCTCGGCTGGCGCCATGGTGACCGGGGTGACCGGGGTGACCGGGGTGTTGAACGGATTGGGATTGCGAACCGGGGCCCCCCGCTTGTGTTGCGGCACGACCACCGGCGCCTCGGGGTTGAGCTCGTTATGCCGGCCGACCCAATTGCGGATCGTTTGTTTCGGTATCCCGAATTGATCCGCGAGTTCGGCCGGATGCTTCCCGGAGCGGACCAATTCCACGACTTGCCGCTTGAATGCCGGCCAGCCGATCTTCGGCCGCCGCACCTGCCGCACCCCCAGCTCGGCCCGTCTTTTCTCGTCGGCGGTCGGCGGCTTCTTGTGCCGGGCATCGCGGCAGAAGCCATGCACCTGCTCGCGGTAGCCGCCCGCCGTTATGCCGTGGATCCGGTGCGACGACCACCCGAGCTCGATCATGATCTTGGTCAGCCGCTGGTAGTGCTCGTTCTTGCGCTTGCCCATCGGCACCTTGAGGATGTCGAGCAGCGACTGCGCCGTGACCCGCTCGATCCCGTCATGATCGACCACCCCCTTGGCCCGCTCGAGGATCGGCACCCAGACGTCGGCGTTGCGGTTCTCCAGCCGCACCTTCTCGGAATGGAGCCGCTCCAGCCAAGAAAGCGGAAAGTTCGGGACTAGGTCCCCTTGCTGTGCATCGCTCATGGCTCAGGTCCATCCCGCCGCGGTGACGTGCCGCTCGACTGGCCGCTTCCGTGGCACCAATCGGCGGGCATATTCTTGCACAAGGTTTCTATTCTGGGCCACCAAACACACATATTGCAAGCAATCGACTACGTGCGAGTACCCCTCGGCGTCGAACTTCTCCGGGATTGCCCGCAAGCTCCCTTCCTTGTGGCGCTTGAAACGATAGCCGCCGCTCATGGCGCGGACCAGCATAGGGCAGCCGCGTCCGTTGATCACCAGCGATGGGCCGCCATTGGTTTGCCGCCCAAGCATGGTCTCCACAGCGCGCAACCGGGCGTCAATGTCATTGGTGGGAGCCGGGAAAGCCGGCAAACCCATGCGTTTCAAGGCATCAAAGCTAGTTTCTTCCGCAATAGTTCCCTTGGCCACACCCGCCGGATCACCAACAATCATCACCTTCGCGCCGGCAAACTTGTTGCTGAACAGCCGTGGCCGTATTCTTTCCTCGACCTGTTTTTCCAGGCCGATATTGACCGCCGGAATCTCCTCGTGAACCAGCAATCGCCCCTGATGATCGACCTGGCAGACCAGGCTCCAAGGATTGCGTCCGAAGTCGATTCCTACGAGGAGGCTGTAACCTGGTATGCAAAAAGTATCGTCCACCACATGAAACGAGGGCTTGAATGTTTCCTTGAAGACCGCCTCCCCGCTGGGGTCATCTCCGAACTCTGCAAAAACATACCGCTTAACCCAAGCGTGCGAGCTGCCATATAACTGCACGAACCTTTCGTAGTATTTGCGCCCCTCCGCAATGCGATCGGGATGATTGATAGGCAGTTTGCTGGTCGTGACGTTTTGCACCAAGTAGTTGAGGTTTTCCGCATTGTCCGCCATCCCCGACGGCTGCCGGAAAATCTGAAAGTCCGCCGGCGGATCAACCATCAGCTTGTGCCAATCTGTCAGAAGCTGCGGCATGTTGGTGTCCGCGATTATTCCATAGAAGCTCGGAGTGCCGCGATTGCCGGAAGGATAGCGCCCGATGCGTCCGGAGATTGGGGCTACGATATCAAAATTGCACTCGATAGCCTCGCTGATCCAACACATGGAGAGTTGCATGCTGAGCAGCCGTGCTTGATCTGCGGCGTCTTCTAGCGGGATGAAGACCCACTCGCTTCGCACGTCGCTGAAATCAAGATAAAACGTATTTTCACTGACCTTCCATTCCCCAAGGCCAGCGAGCCACATTTGCGCGTCGCGTAAGACTGTGTCCCGCAACTGACGGAGCGTCTGTCTCACTATGGCGACCCGTGTATAGCGGATGCCGTCTGGCGCTTTCGCCTGTGTCATGCACCGGCGTAGAAGTTCAATGATGCATGCGGTCGTCTTTCCACTGCCGACCGGCCCAGCCGCAAGTCGGAAAAAGGCGTTTGACCTCATGAACTTAGATAGTGTTGGAGGAGCCGTATATTCTATTGACATGCTATGCTGCATAACCGCGCCAGCGTCGGCGGCGCCGTGTAGGTCAGGGACATGAATCAAAATCCCGCCAGAGGCGCCTCCAGTACTGCTTTGTTTCTACATCCGCCGGCTCAACGATCTCCTGCTGGCAAAGCTGGCTCCCGTCAGGTTTGCGCACCGTAGCCCGGAACAAGTGCATGGGGGGCTTCAGGTACCCAAGCGTCAAAACCTCGCTGCTCTCGACAACCCACCCACGTGGCGGCTCAACCAGCGGCTTGCAGTCCATATGCTGAATTTTGCCAGCCTCCCGCTCCAACGCCGCCAACGCGTCGGCCTCCGGCAAGGACAAACCCGCAAGCCGGGCAAGCGCGCGGGCCAACCGGGCGTGTAAGCTTTCTGCCTTCGCCACAGCTAGTCCTTGCCGATGCCGGGAAACTTGGCCTTCACCTTGGCCCGCACCTTGGCCTTCTCCGCGCTCGAGCCGTGCTTGCTGACCATCGCCAAGGCTAGTCTGGCGTGATTTTTGTCGGGCACCGGGTAGCTGCCGCTGCCCTTACCCTGCGGGCCCTCCCCTTTGCCAGGCAATGCAAACGCCGACGACGGCAGCCGCTTGCGCTGCCCGCTCGATAGCTTGGCCATCTAGTCCTCCTCCTGCCTCGGTGTTTTCCGCGGTCGCCCGGGCCCGCGCTTCACGACCACCTCGGCGGCAGGCTCGGCGGCAATCAGGTCGATGTCCTTGGGGCCCATCCTCTCGATCGGCTTGTCGTACTTCTCGACCACCGGCTTGCCCTCGCCGTCCTCGCCCAGGTTTATCGTAATGACAAATCTTTCGTTGCTCTTGGCCTCCTTGGGATCGCCCCCCAGCCCCGCGTTGCGCGAGAACAGTTTGGCCACCTCGGTCGCCGCCGACAGCGACTCGTCGCTCATCATCCGTCCGCCCAGCCGCGGCAGCGCCTGCTCCA